CATAGGTGCCGCCGGCCTTTTTGCTGGCTTTTTTCCCATTGCTCACCTTGACTGCCTGAAAGTCGTTCATCCAGATCAGCTTCGGCGTGGCGCGGGTGCGGCCGTAGACGAGCGGAACGGCGACGCCATAAATCGAGGTCTGCACGCGTACCCCGGCGGCGACACTGGAAGCCTGCGAGTTCCTTACGCCACCCTTCATCATGGCAGGGCTCCCAAAACATCCACCACAGAGACACCGAGACACCGAGAAAGACAGGTGGAGAATCTCAAATTATGATTTCGCATTTTCTCTCTGTGCCTCTGTGTCTCTGTGGTAGGTGTTTCCCCCACGGGTCGAAAAACTTTATTTCATGCCCTCTGAAGACCGGGTTGTAGTGCGCGTTGCTTTCCATCACGCACGGCGGGAAACAGTGGATCACCTGGGGCCAGGCCAGCACGATCGCGCCATGCGAGTAGACCCAGCGGCTCTTGACGCAGATGATGTCAGCAGGAAGAGGCAGTCGTTGGCTGTTGGTCGTTGGTCTTTGGCCGGAAAGCGCCGCTTCGCTCTGGCCAACGGCCAACGGCCAAGGACCAATGACGTACTCGCTCGCGTACCTGCTCAGGTAATTCAGATACAGCTCTTCTTTCGAGTGCAGAAACCACTGCTCGGGAATATAAGGAATGCCCTCGGCGGTGAAGACGCCGGCGGCGGCGAAGACCTCGCCGATGAAGGTCTCGCAGTCGGCGCCTCCGCCCCGGATCCGCGCGCCGTGGTGAAAGGGCGTGCGCAGCCACTTTCGGGCTTCCGCCGCCACTGCTTCGCGTTGCGCTTTTTCGTTCATCAGGCCGTGGGGGTCCGCATTGCCGTGAGCTTCTGCACGGCGTCCGAATGCCCTTTCTGGGCATTGGCGTGAGCCTGCTGCAATTGCGTCACGGTGTTCTGCCCGGCGGCGAGCGTCGCGGCGGCTTTTTCCACTTCCGCCTCAGCCTGGAAGCACGCTTCCAGTTGGGCGCGAGCTTGGGTTTGGTTTACTGGCATCGTTTTCTCCTTAAGCGGAAGCCTCCGGCGCCGGCACATAGGGAAATCCCATATAGCCGGCCTGAGTGCGAACGTAGTAGCTGATCAGCACTTCCTTAGTTTCGTCCGGCGTGCCGAAGGTGTAGGTGGCGGTTACGCCGTCGCTGTTAAGCGCGACGGAATACTGCGCGAGCCCGGGCGACTCGCCGACCAGGGTCAGCGGCGTTCCGCTCGTGTAGGTCACGCCGGCCTCGCTCACCCAGGGCGAGACATTGACGGTAACCGTGGGCAACTGGCCAACTGGAAGGTCTCCCGGAATCGTGTGCGGCTCATTGCTGATCAACTGGGTCGAGCTGCGCGCGAACGGAATGTAAGCCGTGAAACTCTCGCCGATCTGCGGCAGCCAGGGCAGCGGATCGTACAGGTAAAAGCCTCCGCTGCCGCTGAAAAACCAGACGCTGCGCCGAATCTTGCCCAGCGATGTCCCGGAGTTGAACTGGATATAACCGAAGTCGAAGGTATCGGCCGCGAACCCCTGGCCGTTCGTCGGCGCCGTGCAGGTGCCGATGATCTCGTTCACACTCGGCGCCGCGCTCACCCGGAAGGTTGGCGCCGTGGTCATGCCCGCGGGTGGTTGGCCCACCCCGTACTGGCTCATCACATTGGTGGGCTCGATCGTATTGGTCGGGACCTGGAGATCGAAGAGTTCGGTAAGCGCATTCACCTTCAGCTTCACTCCGGCGCGTGTCATGGTGGTCTCGGCGACGCGGCCGGAGAACATCGTCATTGCGCCATAGGTATTGCAGTCGCCCAATGTGGGCATCACCGTCCGGTAGATAGTCAGCCGGCCGTTGTCCCACAGGCCGCGCTGGAAGGACTGCAGCATCGTCACCGGCTGCTGGCCGGCCGGAGAGTAGAACCCATCGGAGGAGCGCAGATGCCAGTCCAGGTCGAGCGAGCTCACATCGAGGCCGACTTTGCTGTCGATCGTGCCGCGCGAAATGCGGCCCGGAAGGAAAGTGCCCACCTGGCTCCAGGTGAGCGGCCGGTCGAAATTGGTGAGCAGAACATTCTGTGACCACACCTCGCCCTGAACATAGGTCTGAAGCTGGAACAAATCGGCGCACAACAACTGCCGGTTGGCTTTTAAGTAGGCCACCAGGGCGCTTGTCGAGTTCGATCCGTTGCCAGCTATGCAGGTGCGCATCTGATTCAGATTTGGTGATTTTGTAATTTGGTAATTTGGTAATTGAGAGGCAGCGTGCGCGGCTGCAAGCATCCCCGGTTTTCAATTACCAAATTACGAAATTACCCAATTACCAAATTCCCTCATTCTCTTGCCGTCACCATTGTCACTTCCTGCGCCTCGTACATGGCCTGCCAGAGCATGGCGAACTCCTGCTGATCGTTGCCGAGCTGCGGGTCCTGGCTCATTCCTTTGCCCACGCTGAAGATCACGCGGTAGTAGAAGCCGAAGTCGGCGGTGATCGGCGCGCTCGGCGTGCTGGCGAACTGCACCACGTTGCCGGAGTAGGCGATGCCGCTCGCATTCAGCGCGCCCGCGGCCGTCTGCGCTGGCGTATACAGCGTGTAGCCGGAAGTCATTGCCGTGCCGCCTTGCTTGATCACCGGCGTGCCGTTCAGCTCGTAGATCGCCTCCGCGTATTGGCTCATGCCCAGCGTGCGCACCAGCGGCGCGCAGTTGTTCCCGTCCACCGTGAGCGGCTGATCTTCCACCGCGGAGTCCAGAGGGTTTTGCGTCAGGCTGCCGAGGTTCAGGAGAAAGGAGTCGTAAGCGCCCTGGCGTGCCAGGAAGAAGCCGAGTAACTGGTTCAGCTCATCGTGGACCGGATCGTCGCGCAGGAATTCGAAAGAGCATTCGAACATCCACAGCGGATCGATCACCATCGGCACGCGTACCGTGTAGCCATTGGCCGCAGTCTCCAGCAGCGTGCGGAACGTGGGCGTGCGCTTCACCTTCCAGTCCAGCCCGGGCGGCGATGGAAACACGGCATTCCCCATAAGCAACACCTACCACAGAGACACCGAGACACAGAGAAGGCATGAGGGTAGGGGTTGCCCCGGTATCCTCTGTGTCTCTGTGTCTCTGTGGTGGATTTTCATATTCGGTACCCCAAATCCCTCGCCGTGCGCCTGATCCGCGCGCTGGTCTGCAGCGCCACCATGCGGCCCACGGCGCCCGGGTCGGTGGCGCCGTGGATGGCAATTGTCATGGGCGCGCTCACCCCGCCGCTGCCTCCCGCGCCCATCATGCGCTCGAACACCGTGTTCACGCTGGGCGGCAAGACACGCTCCCCGGCATGGACCAGCGCCACCCCCGTGCGCGGCGCCACGCCGCCGTATTCGAAAGTGTCAAAGGCCAGCGTGCCGGCATAAGCGGCGGCGGCCGCGATCGCCCCGGCGATGGGACCGCCCCAACTGGCAGCCCACGCGTAAGAATCGGCCGCGGCGACGCTGGCGTCCTGCAGAACCTGCTGGCCGGCCATCGTCTTGTGCAGCGCCATGGCGATCACCCATTGCTCGGCGATCTTCAGGATGTTGTTGATCGCGGCGAGCGCAATACCATCCCACATCTTCGTCATGGCCTGGCCAAAGGTTTGCGTACCTTGCAGCCAGCCGTTCAGCGCGGTATTGAAGCTGCGCGTGATCGCCTGGAAGCTGCGTTCGTACTGCTGCTGTTGGGCAGTCAGGATGGCCTGCTCGTCTTTCATCAGCATTTGCGCCGCTTTGGCAATCAACTCGTCCTGCCTCGCGCGGTCCTGCGCCAGCTTCTCCGCGGACTTTTCGCTGGCGGCGTCGAGCTCGAGCTTCTCCGCCAGGAATCGCATCTCCTCCGCGATTTCGGCCTGGTGCAGATCGCGGAGCTGCGTCAGCTCATCGACTTTGGAGATCTCGGCGCGTGCGCCCCGGCCTTGGATTTCTGCCGCCTGGGTCTCGAAGCCCGTGGTCGCAACTCGCCGCTGGCCTTCGAGTCCGGCCGCCTGCACTTTCAGGTATTCTTCGAGTTTCCCGGTCGCATCCTGTATCGCCCTGCCGCCTCGCGCACCCATCTCCTCCAGGCGCTTGGTCAGGTTGGCCGTTTCCGTCTCCAGGGCAACGGTCCGCTTTTGCAGCTCAGCGACCAGACGTTCTTGATCGCCGAAGGCGGAACCTGCCGCCGTGCCGGCTTCGGCCGTCGCGCTGGCCCAGTCCTCCACCGCATCCGCCGCCCGGCGCATGCCCGACTCGAGCCGGCTGATGTCGGCAGTGATCTCTACGCGTATTGGACCGGTATCTCGCATTTTTTGATTTCGTAATTTGGTAATTTGGTAATTGAGGGACCGTGAAGGGGCTGCTCCGCAATTACCAAATTACGAAATTACCCAATTACCAAATTGGCTCATGCTCTCGGCATTTTCCCCTTCACCCCCTCGGCCCACTCGACCAGTTCGTTTATGTGCTGCGGCGGCCGCTCGGCCGGTCCCAGCATCCCGGTGAGCGAGGTGACCTCCTCCGTCGCCAGCTCGCGGCCGGGTTTCGTCGGCGGCGGTTTGTAACCGGTAAAACCGCGCAGCAACATGTGTTCGGGTGGCCACTCATTCCAGTACTCCAGCAGTTCCCACGCGTCCGGCAACGACATTCCATCGATCGCCGAAGGCAGCTGCCGCAAGCCGGTGCACAGCGTGCCGCGCAGGTAGTTCCAATTAATCGTTTCCCGTTTCGGAGCCTGCCCTGAGTCCGCTGCCGCGGATGAAGGGTTTCCCGTTTCCCGTGGGTAACCTGGGTGCCCCACCCTCGCGCGGTCCCCCGCGCGTGGGTGGGTTAGCTTTCCCCCACTTGCTTCAGGCCGTTAATTTCCAGACACACAAGCATCAGCGCTTGGCCATCGGGGTACGGGAGATCCTTCACGCGTTCGGCGGTCCACACTTCTTCATTCCCACCCACGGCAACACCAGCCGAGAGCTTGTCCCGAGAGGAACGAGGGAGTGGGGCGCCCAGGTCCGAAGATTCTCCGTTATTCAGGCACGCGGCCACCATCTCGCAATTGGCCTCAAACGCATCCTTGCCCGCCGAAAAAATCTCCCGCGCCTGCCCGAATTTCAGCGGCGCCACTGTATAAGTGCGGTTGTCGATTTTCACTTCGCGCGTCATAAATCCGTTTGGAGAGCCACGCTCTGGCGATTCTCCGCGACCTGCTTTCCTCACCAAAATAAGAAGTCGTTGGCTGTTGGCCCTTGGCTGTTGGCCAAAGACCAACGACCAAAGACCAACGACTGCCTAGCTAAGGTCCGCATACAGCTTCCCCAGGTTGTTGCTGGCATCGCAGGCGGCGTCGAAATTGAAGTCCACGATCCAGAAGTCTTCCTGCTTCGTCGGGACCGACATTTCGCTGGCCTGGCAACTGAACAGCTCCAGCCCGAAAAACTTGCTGCGGAAATTGTTGTAAAGGAACGCGCGGAACTCCGGCGCATAGCCCATGAACTGGTTCACCAGCGTCAGGCTGGCGCCGCGGGAGCTGGACGTATAGCTGTAGCTGATCAGCATTGCCGCGCCCGCATCCGCCGCCGCGAAAGTGTACGCTCCGGCGCTCGCCGAATACTGGCCCTGCGCCGGGCCGCTGGCTACCTTCGCGAGCTGGCCGCTGCCATTGGCGTACTGCACGCCGTAGTCGGTGGCGAAAGTGCTCTGGTTCGCCACCGTGATGACCAGGCTCGCCGGCCCCAGGCACTGCCATACCAGGCCGCCGGTGCCGTCCACGGTGTACTGGCCGGCCGTGGTTTTCCACGCCGGCGCCGAGCTCCCCGAGGTTCCGGCCGCCACGCAGAGCTGAAGGTTGCTATTGCTATCCTGGACGGTGTTGCCCACGGAACAGGCGTGCGTGCTGGCCCAGGCGGAAGCGCCAGGCTGGCCCACCGTCCACGCCTCGCCGTCCGCGATCAGAGTGATGCCCGCGGCGCTCGACTGCGCAAAGTAAAGCTGGTTGAGCATATTCGGATCGATCACCGCCAGCTTACTTTTGACGGTCACATCGATCTTCCCGCGCGCCTTGGTGACGGCGAACTGCTGCTGTCCGTACAGCTTCTTCAGGTCGCCCTTGAAGTCCACTGTCGCTTCCTGCAACACGCCGAAGCGGTAAGGAGTGGGATTAGCGGCCAGGTTGCCGGCGTTAGGAAGTGCATAAAGCACTCCGCTGCCAAATTGAACGTTCATAACAACTCCTTTGTCGTTGGTCGTTGGTCGTCGGTCGTTGGCCAAAGACCAAAGGCCAAAGACCAACGACTTCTATCCAGTGGCCAGAATCTTCACCGGAATCACCGCCGCTCCTTGCGCTTGCAGATAGGCTGGCGACTTCACCACTTCCCCTTCGATCCAGCAGTGCGAAACCGTACCCCCCAGCGTCTGCACGCCGGTGTTCGGGTCTGGCGCCAGCGCCGCCTCGACCGCCGCAATCAAATTGTTCAGCGTGGTGGATGGCGAAGGGTCGTACACCCCCGGAGTTTCAGGCTCCGACTCCAGGTAGTAATAGATCCCCACGTCCACGCCTAACGTCCACTTCGTAGGCAATCCGCGCGGCCGCGGCTCGGCGCGATCGCTGGTCTCTTCCATCACCAGCGCCGGCTGCATATCGGGCGTAAGCTGGTCCGGCGTCAGCGGCTTCCGGCTCACCGTCAGAAACGTAGCCGGCGCCAGCGTCTGGAGCTGGGCAAGCAACGCCGCGTATATGGCTTCACGATTGATCATTTCTTACGCCCTTGGTCTTTGGTCTTTGGTCTTTGGTCGTTGGTCTTTAGCCAAAGGCCAACAGCCAACGGCCAACGACTGCCTGGGTGCCCCACCCTCCGCCCTGCTGTTGGGCGGTGGGTGGGAAAAGCCTGGGTGCCCCACCCTCCGCCCTGCTGTTGGGCGGTGGGTGGGAAAAGCCTGGGTGCCCCACTCAAGCCCGGTGTTGGCTTGGGTGGGGATGTCATCTAAGCGCCCTCGCCTGGGTGCCCCACTCAAGCCCGGTGTTGGCTTCGGTGGGAATGTCATCTAAGCGCCCTCGCCTGGGCGCCCCACTCAAGCCCGGTGTTGGCTTCGGTGGGAATGTCATCTAAGCGCCCTCGCCTGGGCGCCCCACTCAAGCCCGGTGTTGGCTTGGGTGGGAATGTCATCTAAGCGCCCTCGCCTGGGTGCCCCACTCAAGCCCGGTGTTGGCTTCGGTGGGAATGTCATCTAAGCGCCCTCGCCTGGGTGCCCCACTCAAGCCCGGTGTTGGCTTCGGTGGGAATGTCATCTAAGCGCCCTCGCACGGGTGCCCCACTCAAGCCCGGTGTTGGCTTGGGTGGGAATGTCATCTAAGCGCCCTCGCCTGGGTGCCCCACTCAAGCCCGGTGTTGGCTTGGGTGGGGATGTCATCTAAGCGCCCTCGCTACCGATGCCTTCAGCTCGTCCAGAATCATTTCCCGCTGCTCGTTCACCGCAGTGCGCACAAACGGCCGCAGCGGTAGATCGAAAGCGCGGCGACGCTTGCTGAATACCGCATCGCGGACCCCGCCCTTTCTCGCGCCCCTGGCGGCATGGAAGAACCTCGGCTTGCCACCGCGCGCCAGCGCGATCATCGCGCGCTGCACACCCGCCTGCAGTTCCTGGCGCAAGCGCTCGCACCGCGCGTCAAGCTGCGCCGCCACCTCATCCGCGTTGTGAACAATCGAAATCATCAACGTCGTTGGTCGCTGGTCTTTGGTCTTTGGCCAGAGCCTGCCCTGAGCTGAAGCGAAGGGACCAAGAGCCAACGGCTGCCTCTACATAATCGGCACCCGCCGTTTGTACCGCTCGATCACCCTGGCGGTGTTCTCCGGCATGTCCTCTTTATCGAAGGTCACACTTTCGCCGGTGGCCAAGTGCTTGGAGGTCATCCCGGAGTTCTGCCGGATCCGGTACCGGCGCTCGCACCAGTCCAGAACCGCCAGCTCGATATCATCGGGAAATGCCGGATCGCCCAGGGTCAAGCCGCTCTGCGGGCCGAACCCAGCTGAGTAATTAATAAGGACGTTGCCGTAGCCTGGGATAAAGACGTGGTGCACCAGCTTCAGCGTCGTGCTGTCGAAAACGAAGCCCGGCTGCACGCCGTCCGGACTTTGCCGGACCACGAAGTTGCTGATGGTGAGGCTGGTCACGCTCTGAATGGGCGTGTTCAGCAGAACCATCTTGCGCCCGCCCTGGCCATCGCGCTGTTCGGTGTAGGTCTGGGTGAACAGGTTCACCCGGTTCGCGGCGTTGTGAAAATCCGTAGAGCACTGATCGATCAACGCCTGCAACTCCACGTCGGCGTTGGTGTTCGTCGGCGGAATCTTCAGCCGGGTTTTCAGGTCAGCCAGTAGGCAAAGATCGTAAGACATGGTCGTTGGTCGTTGGTCGTCGGTCGTCGGTCGTTGGCCAAAGACCAAAGGCCAACGACCAACGACCTGTTTCTGTTATGCGTTTCCGATGTTGTCGATCAACCCCATGGCAAAGGGCACGTAGACCTGGAGCACGCCGTACATGTTCACCGAGGTGAAGCGCGTCTCCGTGGTCTGCGGCCACAAGCGCTGCCAGTAATCGCGCAGCATGTGCATGCGGTAGCACCCGGGGATATTGGCCAGCGGGTAGGGGATCTTGTCGCAATCGAAGAAGATCTTGCCCGGAGGCATGTTCGGGTGAACGTTGATCGGCAGCGGCTCCGCCCCGTAGGGAGCGAATTTGTTGTTGTAGACGGGCACCAGGGTACCGCCCGGCATGGTGGCGATGCCCTTGCTGTCGCCGTTGATGTTGATGTGGTACATCGGACCGCTGCTGCCGGAGAGCACCAGTTGGGTGATCGTCTTCGCCCCCGTGGTGTTCACCCACATGCCGGTGGGCGTCACTTTGTAGGTGTCGTAGAACCATTTCAGCGCGGTGTCGATCTGGACCACGTTGCCGTAGTTATCCGCCGTGAGGCTGCCGCCATCGAGCGACAGGTAGTAGCCGGTGGCGGTGGTGGACCCGCTGGGCGAGAGGATCTGGGTGTTGATCGCCTGGCTGACCAGGCCATCGAAGACCACGCCGTTGGCGCTGTAATTGTTGCCCGTGCCGAGGGCCGCGCCCCCGTTGTAGCCCGCGCCGTTGTCCACCTGCGTGCCGCCGGTGGTGTTGGAGGTCTGGGTCCAGGTGTTGGTGTTGGTGATAGCCGCCAGGGTGCAACCGCCGGCGGCGCTGGAGGTGCCCACAAACCAGGCATAGCCGAAGGCGGCCGGAACCGCCGTCACGAACCAGGTGATGGCGTTGTTGGTGCTGGTTGTGGTAACCGCCGCCGAAGCCGCGCTCACCTTGCTGACGCCGCCATTCACCGTCTGCTGCTCGTTGGCCGGAGAGCTCTTGGTGAAGGTGGTGGTCAGGCCGTTAGCGAGCGAGGCGCGTTTCCAGCCATCGTAGGTGAGGGCAACCACTTTGCAGTAGTTGGACGAGCTGGCGGCCATGCTGCCGCCCGTGGTAGGCGTCCCCGTGGGCGCGGCAGGTTGCGGCAGGCCGGTGGCGTTGCCCACCAGCATCCACTCTTCCTCGCAAATGAACATCGAGCGCAGCAGGTTATCCGCGATGATGGCCAGGGCGTTGTCGAAGCCCTGGGCCTGCATGATCGCTTCCTCGGTGATGGAGTTTTCCAGCGAGAAGCGCACAAAGCTGGCCAGGCGATCGTCCGTCGTCTGGTCGATCAGCGCGCCGCGAATTCCTTCCGTGGTGCCCGGGAAAGTACGGCTGGGGTTGATCGCGGTGATGATCTTCCAGTGGATCGCGTTGCCGCCGTTCGCGTCGGTGAAGCGCGGCACCTTGTTGCGGATGGGCGTGATCACCGGATACAGCGTCTTGGCATAGGGTTCGAGGTTGTAGTTGACGATAGCCGTCGCGCTGCTGATGCCGAAGGTATCGTAGGATTTCTCCAGAACCGGGTCGCTCTGGAGCTTTCTCAGCAGCTCCATGGTCTGCTGCGTCAGGTTCCCTAACATGTGTCGCTCCTTCCAGTTCTCAGTTCTCTGTTCTCAGTTCCCAGTTCTCAGAGCCGGTTCTCAGCTGAGAACTGAGAACCGGGAACTGAGAACTAAACAGGTTGTGCCAGACACGCCTTCAAAACATCCTTGTCCCCAGTCGGGCCAGGTTTGCCTTTGGTCCCGCCCAGCGGGATCGCCGCGCCTCCGGCCGCATCTTCGTCTTTGCTTACCGCGACGGTGTTCTTAGCCGCTTTAGCCGGCCGCGGTTCGGCCAACAGCTTCGCCAGCTTTTCGTTTACTTCCTTCAGCGTGCTTTCAGCCTTCTGGAGTTCGGCCTTCAGCGCGTCGCGCTCGCCGCTCACTTTGACGAGTTCGGCCTTGGCAGCCTTCTCGTCCCGCCCAGCGGGACCGTCGCCGTCTTTGCCGTCCCCATCCCCAAACAATTTCCCGAAGCATTTCTCCATTTCGGTGTGATGGGCCAGCCAGGCTTCATGGTGCTGCATCTGCACCTGGTGGTGGCCCTCGTGGGACTTCTGCATCTGGCGCAGCGTCTCCAGAGTTTCCTTGGAGTGCTTCGCGCCGGCCTTGGTGAGATCGGCAGGATCCACAGCGTCCTCCTTCTTAGTTGAGCCGGGCCGGTCGGGGCCCCCGGCAAGCGCGGTTTTCGCTTGCTGGGGTGACCAGTCGGCCGGCAGTAAATCGGTATGCCCCAGTTCCTTCGCGCGGCGGATGATGTGCCGCTTCACCGCCTCCGGATCTTTCGCCCGGCCGTAGGCCTGAATCGCATTCTTCAAGTCTTCGACATTGGCGATGGGGTAGGAACCATCAGCCATGGCATGGCCTTCCTCCGCCAGCCGCTCACGCTCCTTGTCGGAGACTTCCCGTTTTTCAAGGGTTTCTCTGTGTCTCTGTGTCTCTGTGGTAGGTGTTAAGAATTTCCGCATCTCGATCGACCCATCCGCCTTCACATACTCGAAGTGCGCATCCGGATTGCACGGGTTATCGACCAGCGAAATCTCCGTTGGCCGCGCCGTGTAGCGCTTGAATGCGCCTTCCGGCTTGAGTTCGCCGATATATTCGCCGCCATGGGAAAAGCCGGTGTAGACGCCCTCCTGGCACTTCCTCCAGGCTTCGTCGTCGACGATCCGCGCGCGCACCGCAATGGTCTTGGCCGCATCGTCGCAGACCAGCTCCGCCACCTTGCCCACCGCCGAATGGGTATGCATCTCCCGCACGTTGCCCTTGGACTTGCCTTCCGTCGCCTTCTCGAACTCCGCCGACCAGGCTTGGTAATGTGGAACGGTGGAGGCGTAATCGCAGATCTCGCCGTCCTTGTCCGGCGTCTCGGAGGTGACGACGCCATAAACCTCCCGCCTCGCCACGTCGACCTTCATGATGGGAACGAATTTCAGAAATGCCATCGCGCACCTCGTGCCGTCCCGCTTTGCGGGACCGAATCCCTTGGGTTGGGCCTACCAGGGTTCCGTCCGCGGCTCTGGACTCCGCGGCTGCTTTTGCGTCGCGCCTTCGGCGCTCACCCCTTCGCTGTTGGCGTCGTCTTCGCTGCTGGAATCTGGAAACAAGAAATTGTTCTCGGCCTCCAACGCTTCCTGTCTGAGTCGGTGGCGGCTTTTCGGTCCTCTTGGGGCAATCAGCACTGGCGACAACGCGCATTGACATCTGGGGTGTACCGGCGGGCCGCTGTGACCGCTTGGAAACCGTTCGCCTATTTCCACCGGGCGGGACGCGCCGTTGGCTGCGCACGTCACGCAAGGGCGCCCATCACAGACCCATTTGTAGCCTGGGACTAAACCGGATTGGGTCCAGGCGGCGAGCGTGCCTTGGGTGTGCGACCCTATCAGCTCCGTTTCCGCAATGAGTCCCGCGCGCTCAGGAGAAAACAGCCAATATTGCTCGACCACATCCTTGAACTGCTGGGGAGTGAGCTCTTCTGCCAGCGACTTCTTTACCAGCACCGCGACTGTGTTGCGCGTGGTGTCAGCGACCTGAGCGATAACCTCGGCAGCGCGCTGGTTGGCAAACTCTGCCGCCCGCGGCTGCACCTTCTTCCAAAGGTCGTCTTTGTTTATGTCAAGTGGCTCGTCCTCGCTGATTTCCGGTGAATCGTCCTTGCTGATGGGGAGGGAGTCGAGAGCCTGTCGCGCCGCCTGCTCGAATCCGGTTCTCAGGTGGAGAGAAATTTCTGGCGCAAGCGCCGCCCAAGCACCATCGTCCCAGCTCAACTGCTCTGCATCCGCGGGGGGATACGCCTCCACCAGCTTCGACGCCTGCTCTGCAAAGAACGCCGTCAGCAGTTCCCGGATCCGGCGTTCGGCGATACGCTGCTCCCCAGTAGCTACTGCCTCGTAAGATCCCGGCGCCGCGTCACCATCCTTGCCGACCGTTTCCCGATCGAAGGGTGCCCCACCCAACGCGCTTTTCGTTGGGTGGGGATTTTTCTCCGAGGCCCAACGCGCTGTCGCGGCGGTTTCTGGGTGCCCCACCTTCGCGCGGTCCCCCGCGCTAAGGTGGGGGTTTTCTCCGGCTTGCGTCCCGCTTTGCGGGATTGTGGCTTGTTGCTGGCCTGCCTGTGTCAGCGCCACCGGACCCTGTGCGCTATAAACAAGCGCCACATTCCCGCCCTCCACCGGCTCCAGCCCCAGCACGTCTCGTCCTTCATTTACCGTCATGACGCCCAGGGAAATGTAGGTCTTGAGGATCTCCGCCTGCGCGCCGGTGTCTTCTTCCTTTTCATCCCGCCAGGCGAACTCCAGATCCGGCGCTTGGCAGTATTTCCGCAGGATCATGTTGAACAGGCCGGTCAAGTACATCATCAGCGGCAGCATGCCTTCTTCGGCGGCCTGCGCTTTCGCTGTCTGCGCCGTGGCGCGGTTCATCATCTTCACCAGCGCCTGCGGGCTGATGTCGAAGGCAAAGCAGATCAGGCGCACGATCAGCTCGTCCAGGATGGCGTCGCCGCCAATCGCGTCCGCCTTCAGCATCTGGATGGCGTTCCCCGAGCTGCGGCCGGGGCCGAGGATCATCTTGCGGCGGTTCTTCAGATTGCCGGCCAGGTAGCCATCGAACGCATCCTGTGCCTCTTTGATCTGGCTGGGCGTCCAGGTTTCCGGCACGGAAATATAGGCTTCCGGGACGCTGCCTTCGGTAAAGAAATTCAGCAGCCACATCTCCCGGCGCAGCGCCAGGTTGACCAGCACCTGGATCTGTTCCACCGGCGAGAAGCCGTAGATCTTGTGGGTGCGCCGGTTGCGCGGATAGTAAATCAGTTCGTCCGCGGTGAACTCCACCGTGGGCGCTCCCTTCACAATCTGCTGGTACGCCACCTCGGGCGGTTTGGGAATGCGCCCGTCATAGGCAATCTTGGGCGCGATGGTGGCGCCGTCGATCAGATCCAGCCGCACCAGCTCGCCGCCGCGCGTCAAAATGGGCTCGATCGCGGGCGCGTCGATCACCAGCAGGTCTTCCAGCAGCGCGCGCAGCCACAGGTCCCAGGGCTGCTCGCCATCCGGACAATTGAATAGCGCCGTGAGCTTCTCGATCCGTGGATCCTTTGGGTGCCCCACTCTCGCCCGGTTTTGGCCAGCGTGGGAAGGCGCGGCCGGCCGGATCACCCAGGGAACCTTGGCCATGTGGTCTTTAAAGGTCTCGATCACCAGCCGCAGCAGGTCGTAGTTGTCGGCCAGCTCGCGCAATTGCCAGTGCAGCGAGATCTTCGGCTGGATCTGGATGTTGACGCCGACTTCATAGTCGAAGCGCCGCGGCGGCGTGCCGGGCGGCGCCACCTGGGGCAAAGGCCGCAACGGCGGAAACCACTGCTCCAGCTTCTCGCGCACCAGCCCCGCGACGCGAGCAATCATTCCGGGTTGGATATCAGTGTCCATTTAACCTTTAACACCCAGCGCAGAGACGCAGAGACACAGAGAAAATTAGGGATTTGAGATTGAGGATTCGGGATTTCTGGAGCCGTCGTACGTTCCGATACGGCTGGCTGTAGCCGCTTCTAAATTCCCC